CCTGGCGTGGTGAGTTTGCCTGACCACGGACCGCCAAAAACATTTATGCCGTAAGGGAAGTCGCAGTGAATCAGATTAAAAGGTTCGCCTCGATAGGCTGGTGCCCACTCGATAAAAGACTGTTGGAGAATAGACTGATCGGCGGGCGTAACAAGTGGCGCATGGCGTGCGCTTTTCGCGGGCGTGTCCGGGGATAGCACTTTGCCGGGGTTTTCCGGGGGCGTGGATGCATCAAAAAGGTCGGCAAGGGGATCACTACCGGTTGACCTATCAATCGCGTCCGTGGCCGCTTCCGCCGCCGTTGACAATAGATTGCTTACGGCGTCCGCCGCAACTCTTTCGTCTTCTCTCGTCAAAAAATTATATGCTCTTGTTGCAGACTCCATCCCACGCACATTTTCCCGGTGCAGTTCTTTCGCTACACGGCAGCATCGCTGCACCCACGCTGGAGAATAACCCAGGTTTTCTGCGGTTTTTGTGTAATTCCAATCAGGCCCTTGCTTTTGGCAAAGAATGTTGTGAAGTTCCGCCATCGCCAAACACTGGTCCTGCCACCCTAGATCCTTTCGCCGCAGATTTTCTTCAAACTCAACCACACGCTGCTCGATTGCCGGAAGGTCTGACAAGAGGCGGGCCGGAATAGCCGGTAAGCCAAGTTTAACACAGGCAGTGTAGCGGCGTTCACCTGCAATAAGTTTATACGGCTGGTCCGCAGGTCCCACTTCCGTCGTGACAATAATTGGCACAAGCACTCCATTCCTCGGAATGCTTTCGAGTAAGTCGTCGATAATTATCTCTTTTCGCTGGCGTGATCCACGATCAATCCAGATGTCTTTAAGGAAAATGTCCATTACAGTGATCCTTTAGGGAGGAGAGGGGCAACCCCTCTCCTTGTTTGCGAAATTATTCACCTTTGACGGATTTAATATTGTTTCTCGGCGGATCGTCCGGGCGCTCCGGATTGAAACGCTGCGTAACATACGCGATCACGCTCTGCCCGACTGCTTCCGGAATCAGTTCATCGAATGACATTCCTTCAGTTTTAAGGCCAAGACTGATAAGAAAGTCTTTGAGGCGAAAACGCGCATCATGTGTGAGGTAAAAGTCGGTGGACATTTTACGAGTTGAAAGGTCGATTTCTGCAAGGTCCTTCGGATCAACGTCATCACTGGCAGAATGAAACTTGAGTCCAAAACGGACATAAGGAGTTTTGTTTTTGTTGTTGTCTCCATATTCGAAAGAAGCGATTGTTCCATGATATGTGCCTTCGGGAAGAGCCAGCGGCGCTTTCACTTCATCAAGGTTGACAGAAAGAAGGTCTTTAAAGTTGACTGACATTTTTTACTCCATGGTGATTAGACCCTGTGACGGGCCGTTATTGACGCAAAGCGTCAATTCCTTACTGCCGCGAAATAATCACCTAAACCCGTCTCAAGCGGGTAGGCTGGCTGGACTTTCGACGGCGCAGTGTTTTTGCACTCGATTGTGCCTTGCGATGTGGTGAAGATCTGGCGTTTAAGATTCGCACCGCGCCCAGAAGACTGGGCTAAAAGCACAGTGTTAAAATAACGACCGACTTTCGGAGGGAGAGCTTTGCCGAGGGTGTTCGGATAGTAGCGTTCTGGTCCACTGTCGTCGCCCATCGGTTTGATGTGGCAGTTAATTATTACGTTGCACTTCACGGACTCATCATAAAGCATCCGCAAAAGGCTCTCAACGAGGACCTGAGCCAAGCCCCAATCAGACTGGTGTGGGTGTTGACCGAGCCTCCCATTCATCGCAAGAATGTAAGATAAAGCCGCATCACTGAGCATAGTCAGAGAATCAATCACAAGGACTGTCTTGCTATCCCATGTCGTAATCGGGCCGAGATTTGTTTCACCGTCTTTCCATTCCCCTAACATGCTTGTCGTGCGCTGCCACACGCTGGCTTTCACCGGGATCAATTTCCCGCCGACGTTTTTCATAGGCTCCGTAATCGTGACGTATTGCACATTGTCTACAGCATCTTTGGGGTATTTACTTGACGTAAGTAAATCCCGCAGCACATCAACGCCGTTGTCCAGGTCAAGGATGCGGACTTTGTAACCAGCAGCCGCAAGAGACGCAAGAGCGCCAGTTTTTCCTGAACCGCTATCGCCAACGAATAAAAGTTTTGTGGTATCTGCGGAATGGTGGTCTTTAAGGGATGGCATTATTGGCTCCGTTTAGCGATTTGTTCTGCAAGAGTCTGTGAAGGGGTGATTGCTATTACGATCCAGACATTGTTGATCTCTGTAAGGACAAGAAAGTCTCCAAGTGGTTCGCGAGCGACGATGGTCAAATGTCGCCTCTAACCTGGAGTGGGTCCCAAATGCGTTTTACAAAATCGGCTTTAAGCCATTCTTGCCTGACGGACGGCGGAAGCCCGCAAATTTTCCGAAATGGACAGCCTCCATACATTCCACAGGCTTTGTCGTTCATCGGCCAATAATTTTGGGCAGCATAAAGTTCAGCCGTGGCGACGTATTGGCCGAGATCGTAATACCATTCTTCGAGGCCACTTTCGGTCTGAGGCACAACTCCACGCAAAAAGCGTGTGAAGGTTTGCGCGATCTGCGCGCCATCCACGATGATCCCTTCGATCTGCACGTTGTAAACGATTTTCCCTGCAATAGCGTAAAGCGACATTTGATTGTCTGGTGTAAACTTGTCGAAAAAAGACTGGTTAATTGTGCTTTTGGTAGTTTTGCGATCCAGCACAAAGGCTTTACCGTTAAGCATCGCAAGGCGATCAAGATGGCCGCACAAAAGAATGCTTTCTCCATGACGAGATGTATAGCCACTGTCAAAACGGAACGATAGTTCTACCGCAGGCTTTCCGTTAGCCAAACGCACTGTCTCAATCGGATCATCTTTGAATTGATCGAGATACCACACAACGCTTCGCAACAAAGTCATGCGGTTTTTGTTTGGATCGTCAGAAATCCACGGTCGATTTTTTTTCTCATCCCATGTAATTGTCAACACATATCTGGTCACTTCACGCAGCGCGTTTGCATAATCCATTCCACCAAACCGCAAATGGTCATAACGCTCAAGCGCGGAGTGAAAATGCAAACCAAAAATCAAATGAACAGACATTTCACGCGGCTGCCAGCCTTCAAGAATGGAAAGCTGGTAATAACGTGGGCATGTCTTAAACGCTCCGATTGACGTGGAGTCCCACGCGAATTGAAAACGAGGATTGATGAGTGAAAGTGAATTATTTTGTTCTGACATGGGGCGTCCCTGTCGGTTAGATTTCTCGCGTGTCCGCATTATACTGAACAAGTCGATAACCATTTAGGAGTTTAGCTTGAAGCGCGTCGTGTGATTTACGCAAAAACATAGTGTGTGCGATAAGACGCTCGAGTTTTTCGGAGGCTTCATCACCAAGCCAAGCAGATGCCTGCTGTCGAATGTCCTGCACGAGTTGGTCAAGTTCGTTTGACGTGAGCATATGGCACCTTAAAAGTTGATGTCGATGTCTTTAAGAAGATCGTCTGCAGAAAGTATCGGACCTTTTTGCCGTGGAGTCTTTTTCGGTTTCGGTGACGATTCCTGGGTTGCGAACTTTTCTCTTTGTGCCCTTAAATATTCGATGATCCGATCAGCTTCTGCGTCCGAAATATTCGGAGCGCGGTTCATCAATTCTTCAAGACTCGCAGGCGACGCTTCTGCCAGCAAATCCTGACTAGTTGCTTCCGTCTGCGACGAGTTCAGTGATTGAGGGGTCGAAGGGGACTGGCTTTGCATTTGACTTTCGCTCCAAGTGCTGCACGTAAGCGTGGATGATTAATCGAAGTGCTTTTGATCTCCCGACCGTGCGTATTCCGGTGCGGCAGAAAAGCGCGTCGATTTTTTCCAGATCCTTTGTGTAAATGTGGAAATGGATTTTTGTGGTTTCAGAATCGAGGCGCGCGGCCATTTCAATCGTCTCCTAGCATGTCGGCCAAATTGAAAAGGGGGCCGTCTCCTTTTGGATTAGCTTTTAATGTTTCGCCCTGCGGCTGTGCTGTAACTTGCGGTCTGTCGGTTTTCACAATCCAGATATGCGTTGGTGATGTCGGTGATCTGGATATTTGTAAGATGTCAAGGTCTGGGTCTTTTCGTTTTTCTGCGTAAAGCCGTTGCAATGAAATTTGATAATTTCCAAGCAATTCGACTTCCACGCCGAACTCGGAATGAAACGCTTCGTAAAGAATTTCTGCTTCTTTGCTCATGATCGCTTCTATAAAAAGAACGGCGGGAAAACCCCGCCGCCTGCCAGAAGTTTTGAAAGACCATCGCTGGCTGACGGTCAAGCGGGAAGGGAGGAAAACCCGCTTTATGCCGCCTCGTCGAAAAGGTCAGAAAGAAGTTCTCCGGCCATCTTGCGAGATGAGTCTACACGGCGGGCAGCTTCTTCACTGATTTCCGGCTTATGCTTGAGAACCTTTGCAACATATTCCGCAATCTGCTCTGCGGAATAGTCCGCAGGATTTCCACCTTTGCGGCGGATCGCGGCCAAAACCTGTTCCTTCGCGATCTTGTTCGCCTCTTTTGCGATGGGGTCGGCAGACGCCTTTGGCGCGCGGACTACGAACGAATAGCTATCAGCGTAACCCTGGAACTCTTCCGACGCACTCTTAACGTCGATCTCACCGGACTCCGCAAGGCGCTTGAGCTTGGCAATGATCGAAGTGCGAATGTTATCAGCGAGAACGTGGTTGAGCTTTTCGGCTTCAAGTGCGGACAGGATATGGCCTTCAACGTAAGGCTGCGCGACCGACACGTTAACGCCGTGAGGAAGTTTAAGAATACGAGTTGTCATTTACTAGGTCCTTTTGCGACTTTCGCGATGTTGATTTGACGGTTTAGTGTGGCATAAGGTTTGACCCATTGCAATGAAAAAGTGCGGGACTGGTTAAAAAGTTAAGGCCATTTGATAGAAACTAGCAAGTGGTGCAAACCTTTTCATAAAAGACTTTGCCGGTTTAACTTCTGCCTCGCAATCGGATGACTCCATTTTCGCGCCACTGACGCAATACGCCGGAGAGTCTTTGGCGATTTTTTAAAAGCCAAATGCTGCACTGCACGTTCACGAGCAATTTGTTGTGAAGCAGTTAGAAAAAACTTCTTATGGTCTAAGAGCATGTAATTGTTCTTTCGGGACACAGGCAAAACCAATTTTTATACCCTTGCTACTTTTTTCACTTACAATCTTACCTGCGTTGTCGCAGGCTTCTTTTGATAAGAACTCATGCGTTGTGATCGCATTTTGGGAACCAACAAACCAGATAATTAAAATCCATGGGATCATTTCTGCACCTCTGCATCTTGGTCGGTCACAGCGAATGAGGCACGCAGGCGTTCTACGATGTCAGTCATCTTCCTGATCCCACATTTTATACCGGCCGCTATTGCCTGTGCGATCGCCCATCAGCGCCAGCACAATCCGCACAAGACACATGCCGACGGTGTAGACGCCGATGGCCGTGAAGATATGCACGATCATCCGTCTCCTCCTCCCAGCGCCTTGCGAGCCAAAAACGCCAGCCTGTCCTTGCTTGTCGTGCCGTTATTATAAGGGTCCGCGATATATTGCAGCGTTTCACGCAGCCGCGCGTTTTCCTCGCGTAGGCGGGTGATTTCGTCATGGCTTGGCGAATAAATGTCATCTTCGTCAATGCGCTCGATGAATTTCTCAATCTCGTCTTTCAGTGCGTCGTATTCTTCCTGGTCGCCGCCGACGCAGCTGCCTCTCAAGCGAAGGTAAGCCATCAACTTTCCGCGCGCTTCCTCCCATGCAGCATTTTCAATTCCGTGCCGAAGCGAACATATCTCGGTTACGGCGCCGCTAATTGTTCTTGCCATCGCCCTTTTCTCCCTCCTGAATAGCGGCTCGGGCGGCAACTATCCATAATGGGTCAACAAACCGCTCTTTGCTTGTGGCGGATAAAGGCCCGTCTGGATATGCGTCCGTCCAAAGTTGCATTTCAGCAAACGGCTTCAAAGCCTCACGCAGCCGCGCGTTTTCCTCGCGTAGGCGAGCGTTATCAACTTCCATATTTTTTAGTTCAGAAAATGCCTCGCTACTAAGACGAGCACAGGCCGCATACCCTTTAAGATATTCAGTCGTATCACTCATCTTACGTCTCCCTGATTGCGGCAGCTGCGGTAAAACAATCTTCCAGCATTACCAACACTTCCCTATTCTGCTGCCCAATCCACCGATCTGCTACGCCAGCAAACGGCTTCAACGCCTCCCGCAGCCGCTCATTTTCTTCGCGCAGGCGGAAAATTTCGTCGGCAGCCTCTAACCTGTTTTCCCACGATAACGGGCGGTCACGGCGCAAATTCGCTATGATGTTATTCATCTGTTGCTCCCTCCCGAATAGCGGCGGCGATTTCGTCTACAGCTTCGCACCACTGGCCTTCGCTAATGCTAATTTCACAACCATTATGCGACGCTGCAATCTTCGCACACTCCTCCCGTATCACCGGCTCAGCGACTGCGAGTGCGGCGCGGGCGGCGTCTTGATAGACAAGGCCATTTACGTGCGATTGAGCCAAAGCTCGCGCCATTTTCTCGATCAGTTCTTCGCGTTCCTGTTCGGTCATCCCACGCCTCCCCCATCTTTCCGATTAAACAAATACCAGAGAGAGATGTAGATTCCGACAAACAGAAATACGGCAAACAACGCCTCAATCATCGTCCTCGTCCCATCGTTTGCTTTGCTCGCGCCGAGTGCGCCCGTAGCGAATCTCTTCCCACACGTCGTAGGCTTTACGCACGACGACATAGGCGCCGATGGCGGCGAGTATGTAGATGACTACCATCCGCGCCACCCGCACAGTGCGACAATACGACCGGGCTTGCCCTTCTTCCATTGAGACAATTCTTCCGGCGGCTTCTCTGGCTTCTTGCCAAACCTACGCTCATTTGACGCCTTCACGGCAGCAATACGCTTTTCTTCGTTGCGTATGCGCCGCGCCTCGATTTCTTCCGGCGTCAGCTTGGCCTTGGCCCTGTCACGCGCTTTCTGGTTGTTGCGGGCGTGCATAGCGAGATAACGCTTACGATATTCCGGGTCCTCAGCGCAACGCTGTTTTATTTTGGCGTAGTCGGTCATTCCCTCCCTCATGAATTGTTTCCGTCTTTAAGGTCTGTTCGAACGAAGTGTGGAAACTCCGCCATCAACGCTTTGATCTCAGGCGGAAAAACCGAAAGCGGAAGATAAGCTGACACACAATTCGCAAGTTTAGGTTCAGGCTTATGGAGTAAAAAGTCCATACCGAGATCCATACACTTCCTTACATATTTTTCATCATTAAGCCCTGCCGCAAGTTGTTCTGTGTGTGACGTAGCAAGAAATTTGTCCATAACCACGTCCAATCCCCCAAGATATGAAAAGTGCCAACCTGCATCCGGGTAGTGCATATCCATACCTGCCAAATGGCGATGAAGCGATATGTCAGAAATTATTTTGAATTTGCGTCCTTTACAAACAAAAGGGTGGGACCAGATCGTTCCAGGTTTAATGCAATTCATATAGTAATGAAAATATTGGAGGTGCAATCTTGCCTCTTGCCAACTTTGGCTTTTCGAGTTCTGCTTAATTCCTGAGAGGACATGCGGAGAAATAAATTCATCCATGTCCGTGATAATCACCACATCATCATCATCAATCTCCATAAGATACTTCTGTAAAATATTTCTTTGCTGAAACTCCAAATTCCACGCAGGAGAGTCAAAGTTGTAATTTACAGTTGTATCATGTTTGGAAAAGTCTAATCCGGTGAGATCAGGTTCAAATTTGATATAGGTGATTTTATCTGCCCATGGGGCAAATTCGTCCAGCCTTTTTTCAAGGTTGTAAGGTTTCGGCTTGCCAGAATAAGTATGGGATGATTCGCAGATGTAAAATTGATCTACATAGGGGGAGTGTAGCTTGAGACGCATTTTTAATACGTCTATTGCGTTGTAAAAAGTAAAAGCGTCAATAAGGCGCATTAGAAGTCTCCCAAAAGATCGTTAAGGTCGAGTGTCGCTGCTGGGGCTTTTCCCCGTGTTGTAATTTGTTGCAAAGGTGTCCAGCCAAATTCCCGTTCTGCCACACCTTCCGGGTCAGCAAGCCAACGATCCCAAAACGCGGGAAAGTCCGCAAGCGCAATTTTAATCTCCTTCCTGGTGGAAGTGTTTGGCCCCGTCGAAAAGAACCCGGAGATCTCGATAAGGTTTGCGTCCGGTGCGCCACGCGGCGCGCAATAAAGCGCGGGGATAATCGAAAGCCCATGCGCCGCATTGTCGGGGGCAAACGCCGGAAGACCAGAAATGCGCGGGCGAGTTGGATCGAGATAATGCTTAGGTGTCATTGTCCAAAATCCTTTACGTTAGCGAGGATCAAGTTATGTTTAGTGCGGGTTTCCAGCACGTAGCGCAAATTGTGTTCTTGCGTTATTTCGTCAGGCTTTTTCGCCCATTTCGACGGAATCCGCCACGGGTCGAGATGCAAAACTGTATCCCATTCGAGTCCCTTGGCTTTATGACCTGTTGCGAGAGTCACAAGCCCTGAGTCTTTCGCGAAAAGATTGTCAAGTTCGTAGATTAACTCCCGCACATCTTTTGGTTTGCGATTGTCTATGACTGCAAGAATGCACTCATATTTGTCGGTGACAGAATCGAGTTTGGAAGCATCGGAGTTTGCCTCTGCTTTCGATCGTTCGGTTTCGAACCAGCCATCAAGCATTGTTCGGAAGTCACAAACTGCCGTGGTGCGTTCGGGGGAAAGTTTTTTGCAAAGCGTAGAAAGTCCTTTGCCTATTTCCCGCCCAAGCATGGTCACACCGATATGCTGACGCAAAAGTTTAAACGCCATGGACAGCAACGGTGCGTTGTTTCTACATAAAATTGCGATTTCACCATTAGCCAGTTCAGTAATCTTTTTCCAATTCCATGTGTCCACGTCAGTCAAATCGTGGATCGCACCCTGCGGATTGCTTGGAGCTGCGCGGTATTGCGGGGCGTGCGTGAGCTGTCGATCAACCACGACCTGCGGGCAACGAAAAGTTGTGTTAAGAGGGAGTTCGATCCAATTCGGACGAAGTGTTTTAATGTTATGCATGGAATTATGGTCTGCTCCGCGAAATGCGTAGATCGCCTGTCGTGGATCACCAACGACGATGAGTTTTCCAGCACAGCATTTTTTAAGCATCTGGTGGTTGAGCGGAGAAAGGTCTTGTGCCTCGTCCACAAGCACAATCGAGAAACGCGGGAAAGCGCCGGAAAAAACAACAGGAAGGTAAATCTGGTCGTCGTAAGAAATGCAGCCGTTGAAGCCTTCCTCGATGGAGGAAATTAAGATGCGTCGCGCAAGTTTACGCTCGTCCGGAGACAGGCCGAGATCGAGTTCGTAATCCATTTGTTCCCATGTTTGTGGCGTGTCAGGCACAATAGATTTTGCATGTTGAAATTGGGATGGAACGAGTCCGCGTTGCATCGCCATTGCGACAAGAAGTTTTATAGAACCCCATTGGTCACGGCTTGTCGGAAATGCTTTGAGTGCGTCAGTCGTAAGCCTCCCGATTTTGTTCGCGTCGATCAACATGCGCTTTTTGTTAATCGTAAAAGCCCACGCGCGATGCCCAAGCCCGTTCATGGTCATAACTGTAAAGTTACTGGGGAAGCGTTTTTCGAGTTCTTCTTTGATCTTTTTGTTGAAAGCGAGGGCAAGGGCAGGCTCCGGTGGAAGGGCTTTGGCTAACATAGTCAATGTTGTAGTTTTACCCGTGCCTGCAAGCGCGTTTACGATAAGCGACTCCGGGCGTTTTGCGGCGGCGATGATGGCGGACTGTTCTGGCGTAGGTGTCACGACACAAACCTTTCTTTTAGAGAATGGGAAATTGTCACAAGGTTACTGCACACAAAAAACCGCGACAGAAAAATCACCGGCCCTCGTTTGCACGCGACGGACGGTAATGCGGAAGTCTGGGTTATGGTTGAGACGGTAACGACGAGCAGCGTTGTGAACTTGCGCCTGCACGTTACCGCAGAGGTCTTTTTTACACGGGATATAAAACACATCTCCGATCTTCATATTTTCGAAGGGATATTTGATTTTTTTGGGGCCAGGAGGTTTTGCGTTGTGAATGATTTTGAAAGACATCTGCCACCTATTAAATGTTAAAAATAACGAGTGGGCGGCCTCCGCCATCAAAGCCGAGGCGTGACGGGAAACCCGTCCAGATGGAACCTTCGCCTGAAATCGCCGCATCTACATTATGCGATTCAGTTAACATGGCGATGTCAACCTGGTGTTCGGCGGCGTGTTCACGAGCCATATAGCCAATTTGCCAAAATCTTTGCTCACAAAGATCGTCGATGTCTGATCCTTGTCCCGGCAAAGTATGTCGAAGTTCCTCGAGAGATTCATCTGAAAGATGTTTTGCGTCGAACCAAACTGCGACTGCGTTTGCGTCGTAAGGATTTGCAGGCTCCGGTCGGAGTTCCAATGGGTATCCTGTGGGAAGAGATTGCAGGATTGCTTTGGCTGGCGGACGGAAGTGCATCCCGACGAGCGGTGCAGATTTTTGGCCGAGAGGTGACATGGAGGCTCCTTAATTCAAGGTTGCGTGGTCAGGCTTTGCGTGCAGTGCATATGAGAGCATGACGTATTGCTGTTCCGGGTCGATGTTTGATCCAGTGCAAATATACGTCGAGCCTTCTTCATCTGCATTAAACGCGATAATAGTCATTATCGGGAGATTTGGGGCGGCTAGGCGCAACGCAGTCATCGCTGCTTCCATAATTTCCGAGATTTCTGCATCAGTCTTCGGGTTTTCTGCCCATTTGAATTTAATGGCCATTATACTGTTCCTTATATTCTTTTGCCGCGTCAAAACCTTTTACCATAAAATCGAACTCTTTTTCCATTACGTCGCTCCAGATAGACAAGAGTTGTTGTGGTGATGGCGCGGCGTCAGAAGTTTTGAGTCGAGAAGCGCAATACATCATTAAAAATGCACCGCGCATTGCGGAAGTGGAAACAAGCATGAGCATGTCTGGCGTTGTGCCAAATGTCTCACAGATTCGATTGATCCCTTCGACCGTTCGATCGTAAGATAATTTCTGGACATCTCGTTTGATGTGCGGAGGGATGGTTGTCATGAATTTTCCTTGCGAATGTTAGCGAGCATGTCGTCGATTGCGTCGAGAATCTCGTTTACTTCGAGTGGGTTGAACTGGATCGTTTTCCCTTTGTTGTGGAGGTTTAGTTGACGAACCCAATGAGCGTGGAGTCTACGAAGGAATTGTTCGCGATCCTCACGGGCGGCAAGAATGGGGCGAGCGCACATGGCGCTCACCTTTTTCATGTAGGTCGCAGGGGAATCAGGCATCGTTTACCTGCGAAGTTTCTACGGGTGCGGAAAGCGCCGGGACAGCGAACGCTGAACAGACCTGTGAGGCCTGGATAAGTGGAAGAAGTTTTTCGTAAGCTGCGACAAGAGCGAGATCACCGTCTGACGCACTAGCGCGGATTTTAAGTTCCGAGCGATCATGTTCGAGGATGATGCTGCACGCCCAACGATCATTGTCGTCAGAGTAACGATAGGTCCCACGGCAAAGCGCGACTTCAGCGTTGAGAGTGTTGAGGTGGGCGAGGATCTGGCTAAGGGTCATGTTTGGCTCCAGGTTAGATACATTAGATAGTGAGGATGGAGTGGGTTTAGGTTGCGCGGTTAAAAGTCAAAGTCTGGGTCATCAAAGAGTGCGTTGAGTTCTGCGATTTTTTCCTTTGTAGATTTGCGGGCAAAGCGATCAGCCTGCGCGCGTTCGTAAGCTCTTTGTGCTTTGGCCTCCGCATTCGGATCGCGGCTCCAAGCATCCACAACATATTGTATCGGCATCCCTTTGTCTGCGATGCGATACGGACTCGCGTTTTCCGCAGTGATCTCCCGTTCGCGGAGAACACGGAGAAGCGCAGCCATGCCGTTGGGCGTCGCAGGGAAAGAAAGCTCGCATGTGTAACCTTTGTCCGCGATCATCTGGATGTAGACAAAATCTCCTTGAGAATAGATCGCGGAAGCTGCGTGGCGGGGTGCATCTCGTGACATTGGCTGACTCCTATTCGACGATAAAAATGAGACATTGGGGCGGTATTGACGGACAATATTCGCACAAACGGGGACAAAAATCAACAGGATAACCAACAGTTGGTGATTTTGTCCCCGTCAGCGCCGCAGAGGTGCGTTCAGGCCCATGTCAGGATGGCGCGCCAAAAACCTTTTGGGCAGATCGCGCGACGCTCCTCCGGAGTCCAAACGAAAAGATACGTGGCTGTGAAAACGCTGTAAATCACCGTGTAGGCGATGATCGCGAAGACCAGCCACGAGAAGACGAATGCGGAGAGTGCGAGTAGGGCAGGGAAAAGCATGAAAAGACCTAACTTTCGCGAGGAACAGATCAATCATCATACTCCCATTCCAGATCAGACGCACATTCAGCGATGTGATCCAGGATCGCTTCGTCGATCTTGCGGCTTTCCATGAGGCATTTGAAAAGCGCACCTGTCGCTTCGAACCTTGGCCCAAGCGTTAAGTCGTCGAGTGCGAGATGAATGGTGTGGATAGTAAAATCTGGACCGCAGCCGGGGTCATAAAACTCCGGCGGCCCGTAGAGGCCAGATGGGGCTTCGCCGAAATTGTGGATCGAGATGTCGATGTCGCAGATAAAATCGAAGCCCATGAAGTTGATGCTGGTTTGCATGGTAAGGTCCTTTTTTGAGGTGCAGAGCTGCAGGTGCGAGGTCGGTCACGCGACGGGCCAGACGTAAGGAAGGTCTGGGCCGTCAGTCCAGCCAAACTGGCGATAGTGGTCTGGCATTTTGCGAAGAAGGTTGGAGCGGTGGGAGGAATGGAATGGTTCGGAGCCGAGCCAAGAAGGGGGCGAAATTGCTTCGAGGTTTGAGGGCATGAACTCCGCGATCTTTTCACTGCAAGTGTCGGCGAACCCCCGGCGGAGCCATTCGGTGCAGATAGCCAGTCCGTAGATGGTAAGATGCGCTTCGTGGCCGCGCCACATTTTAACGGCGGGGTGGTGACGCCAGCCGTAGTTGGGGATGGTGAGGGCTTTGAGGATCTGAAGGGTTTCGACGCGCTGCTTGCCGAGTCGGCGGTCGTCGAGGCAGCGGGCGGACTCAACGAAGTTGGGGAGAGGGAGAAAGGTTTGCATGTCAGACCTTGTGGTAGGGGAAGAGGATCGGGGTGATCAGGCTGTCAGTGTAGGCGCACTTGGCTTGCGAGTATTCTAAGAACTTTTTCTGGATGAATGTGTCAGCGGTTTCGTAGTCTTGGAATGGGCCGAAATGGATTGTGGAGTTGTCGGCGAGTTTGATGACTCCGATGTAGATGTTCGCGGGCATGACTGTGGGCTCCTTATTGCTGATTGTGGTCAATAACCCAGACGGGTTAGCGACTCTTCGTGTCTTATGCGAGCGCGATCACGATTAGCGGCGCACAGTGCCTTGTATGTTTGCGTCCGTTTGAGACGAGCGATGGCGCGCCCGTGGGCGTCACCAGTTTGTTCGTCGAACACACGCTGCCGATGGTAGCGCAGCAATCGCTCCAGTTTTTTCTGCATGATTAAGCTCCATCGTAGTAGTTGTGCAGGTCCCACTGCCGTTCCGCCTCGTCATCAAGGGCTTGCTGGAGATCCGCGATGAATTGCTCGAGATCGAGGCGCTCATCTTTGGAGATGATGCAATTAGGGTTCTGCAGGTTCGCGACGAGAATGCGGATCGCAGTCTGACAGCCTTCGGGGTAAAGATCAGCTTGCATTTTATTTCTCCGTGAGAATGGCGTTGAGGAAGGTGGAGCGGTTGAATGTGCGGCTTGATGCAGCGCAAACGTCAGCGATGGAGTGGACAAGAGCCATGAATGGCTCGAGTGGCATGTGAGGCGCTGCGGCTGATAGGGCCTTGGCGAGGGCGATGAAATGCTTTTTAGACATATTTATGCTCCTTGAGGATGTCTTTCAGTTCGTTTTTGAGGGCGGTTGCAGTTGGGCCTCGCCATGTCCGCGCGTTCGACAGAAAATACGCGATGATGGAGAGGGCTGAGTCCTGCCCGTAGAACTCCGTTGGAGATGAGAGGTGGCGGAGGGCGAAGAGGTAGGGGACGGCGGCAAAGTGTGGCCGGGGCCAGTTGGTGCGGATTTCGGAGGCGATGAGCCAGAGAGGGCGCGCCTTCGGCGCGAGGGGTGGAACGCCTTCGGCGGGTTTTTGCTGATCAGTCATTGTTTGCCTCCTTTTCGATGCTTTCGACTTGAAACTGATGAGAGTCAGTTCCTACCTTGAGT